TGGTATGCAGGATATAAGAAATATGAAGCTCAGTGGTGCGCTCAGACTGTATCTTGGGCTGTGTATCAGGCTTGCGTAGAGAGAGCAAAGAAAGATACTCATTGGAACGGATGGAGACAGACCGATTCCGGAGACTGGTATTACTATTCAGAAGGCGACCCTGTGAAGGGACGCTGGAGCTATATCGACGGAAGATGGTACGTGTTTGACGAGTCCGGGAAGATGATTAAAGGCTGGTTCAAACAGAATAAGAGTGACTGGTATTACTTGGCAGAAGACGGTGGAATGCTTAGTAATCAGTGGGCCAGAATAGATGACAACAACTACTATTTCACCGAAACAGGTCTTATGGCTAAGAACGCTTATGTTAAGTCAAAAGGACCTAAAGGACCCGGAGAGACAATCTACTATTGGGTAAATGAAAATGGTCAGTACGAGCCTATGTGGGATACGTACAGACCGGATCTAGAAAAATATGAATGCGTGTAAAGGAGGTGGAGTATGTCAGTTAAAATTCAGGGCAATAAAATCCACCTTACGAGAGGGGATACGTTAAGGGTGACTGTCGGAATTACTCAGGACGGAGAACCTTATGTTCCGGTCGAAGGAGACAGTGTTAGATTTGCTCTTAAGAGAGACCTTGACGATCCCAATCCGTTAATTCTTAGAGATATTCCTATTGATACTCTGCAGCTTATTTTAGTTCCTGAAGACACCAAACCGCTTGACTTTGGTAAATACTGGTACGACGTCGAACTTACGAAAAATGACGGTACAGTAGATACCTTTATCGGTCCTGAAAGATTCTATATTACGGAGGAGGTTTATTAATGCTTCATAATGAGCAGAACATCTCCGGTAATATTAATAATGATGGAAGTATTTCAGGGTCTTTAGGCGTACTACTCAGCAGTATTTCAGGCGGAATCAATCCAAATGCGATTGATTATTCTAAGATTCACTACGATACCAAAGCTAACTGGGATAGACAGCGGTTTCTCATTGCGGAACGAGGTCATCTTTATATTTATAAGGATGCAGAAGTTACCTATATCAATGGACGTCGTGTTGTCTATCCTGGTATCAAGATTGGAGACGGGTCAAGTTACCTTATTGATATGCCGTACGTTGTTGTCGGAAGTGATCACGAGAAATTTACTGAGCATATTCAAAATGCTCTAATTCACGTTGGCACAGGCGACAGAATGAACTGGAACGATAAGGTGTCTGTATCAGTTATACAGGCTAATGAAGAACTAAAATTTATGAAGTGAGGATATTATGGCTGATTTAAGTAAAATTACTCTGCCTTCTGGTACTACTTATAATCTTAAGGACGCCAAAGCAAGAGAAGATATTGCAGCTATTGAAGCTGCGATTGCTGGTGGTGTAAGTTTCCTTGGTATCACAACTACAGCTCTTACAGATGGTGCTACCACGAATCCTATCACTATCGGCGGACAGTCTGTCAGTGCTATTAATGGCTGCATTGTTATTTATGGTTCAAAGGAATTTATCTGGGCAGATGCTGATACGTCTTGGCATCTCCTTGGTTCTGCTGATGAGTTTGGTACATTAGCGTATAAGAACAGTGCAAGTGGGAGCTTTACGCCTCATGGATCTGTCGCTGTTACACCAAGCAGTACTACGGTAAATTCTATTAACGATGTCGGTACACTTCCCACATGGACTGCGACTGTTTCGAATGAAAACTTAACTATCTCCTGGAGTCAGGGTACGCTTCCGACTAAGGGGAGTGACACGACAGTTGTAAGCGGTATTCAGTCTGCTGCGTTTACCGGAACAGGGGAGACCGTAACAGTAAGCTAAAGGAGGTACTAGATGGCTGATATTTCTAGTATTACCTTACCTGACGGCAATACATACAATTTTAAAGATAATACCAGTGGCTATATTACTGGGATGGAGATATTGTCCTATGGAAGCTCTACATGGGCTGACTTTTTAGCGGCTTACAATGCTAAAAAGATAGTTTATTGCAGAGCGTCGTCTAGCGCAAATCCTGCGACTGGTTCTCAGACTAGACTTGCATTTATGGCATATGTGAATAATGCTACGAATCCAACAAGTGTAGAGTTCCAGTACTATAGGTCAGTGTCTTCACACAGTGCTACTCAGCAGGGCGACCAGGTGTATGTTTATTCGCTTACATCAGCAAATAAGTGGACTGTTACGGTACGAGAATCTTATACAAAAGTTGTTGCTGGGTCTGGTCTCTCAAGCTCATACGCTAGTGGCGCTATAACTCTCTCCATGGATGCGACTGAGAAAGCAAAGTTAGACGGTATAGGCAGCTCGTATGATTCAGAAACAGAAACTTTAACTATTAACTTATAAAGAAAGGGATAAACATGGGTTATAGAGTAAAACCTTTCACAATGAAGGTTCGAGAAAACTCTACACAGGAATTTATTGATGTAGGGTTACTCGGATCAGATGAAGTGGTGATTGAGGAAATTAGTGACGGAAGTTCCTGTCCACTTCGATTGAATAATGGAGTTCTTCAATATTATAGTAATGGATCGTGGCAAAACGTAAAAGCAGATAGTTCTACTTAAAGAAAGAGAGGTAATCAAAATGGCAGCAATTGTTGATAGACTTAAAAAGCAGATCACAGCACAGGGTGGGAGCACGGCAGGTGTCCAGACCATCTCCCAGGCTATTAAGGCTCTTGGAGGGGTCAGAAAGGGTGAAGATATTGCTGAGGCAGTGGACAATTCTGTAGTCGAGGTGAGCACTCCCAATGAATAATATTTTTACTAAAGAGTGGCTCATTCCTGCACTGAACCGCGCTGTAAGAACGATGGTGCAGGTCGCTCTCACTATGTTCACTGTCGGACAGAGACTTACAGAAATCGACTGGGTGACTATTATCAGCTGCTCTATTGTGGCTGGTATCTATTCTCTCGGTACCTCTGTAGTTCTCGGTATCCCGGAAGGAGATGCTGTCGGGACAGTGAACCTTGATAAATACGAGGGCGATGATATTATGTATGTCAGTGACCTTAAGATTGATCCTGAAAAACTTAAGGAGAAATCCACAGTCACATTCAACGTGAAGACAGGCGGTAAGGAGTAATACACTTCTACACTATTCCTACACTTTAGACTTGAAAAGGCGCTAATTCTATGAATGTTAAGAATCGGCGTCTTTTCTTGTCTTCTAGTGGTAGGTGGCGGAATGTGTATTGGCTTATGGCGGGTCGTAAATAATACAGCTCCTATAATAGTAATAAATCAAACTAGTAGGAGGATGAACTAATGTTGATGAGTAGTTATGAAACGGCTATGGTAAGAATCGAGAGAGTCGAGGTTGGCAGAAAGATATATGCTGATCTCTATGATCGTGGATGTATTACCAAAGAAAAGTATGATGAACTTATGAATTCCTTATGTAAACAGCTTACTAGGGCTTAACTAAAGAGATAAGCTCTGATTAATTTCAGGGCTTCTTTTTTTTTCGTATTTTTTACACCGACTTTAATAGGAGGTGATGAAGATGAAGTTAGTAATTAACAGATGTTACGGTGGATTTGGAGTACCGAAAGACGTTGTTAAGAAACTTGGCTACAAAGATATTTTTGATTACAATGTGGACTGGAATCTTAGAGGTGATCTGAGACTTATTAAAATGGTTGAAGAGGATCCTATGAGATTCGTAGACTCCTGTACAGAATTGAAAGTAGTTGAAATTCCTGACAATGCAACGGATTACGAAATTAGCGACTATGATGGCTTAGAATCTGTTACGTACGTTGTAAACGGAAAGATTCATCATGTTTAGAGCTCTAACAAGGGCTCTAAACTTTTCGTATATTTTTCAAGTCTTTTAATGGAACGGACAATAATCTGAAAGGAGACGCTAATGATTAAAGAAGGTTTCATTAAGAAATACACGAGAGCAAGTGAAGGTTGTGATGCTACGTTTGATAATGGACGAGTTGTAACTGATCAAGATGTTGCGAACTTTGTGTTCAAGCATATGAGAATCAGAGACATGTTCTGTCTGGGAAAAGTTGTATCGGCTACATTAAGTGCGTTCGCGATATTATCTGATGAAAATTCAACAAAAGATGAACTTGATGATGATTGGAAGTTTAAAGACCTTTGATTAATTTCAAAGGTTTTTATTTTTCTTATCGAACAAGGAGGAAAAATGTTTAACGCAGAAAGGTACGAAAATTGTCCGGATAGTAGAGGGTGTTTTGCAAAGAAGAATGGTAGGTGCATTGTGTTGCAGCGAGATTTTAACCGTCGTAAGCAGTTCTATACAAAAGATGGAGAATGTCCGTTCTGTAAGCCTGATAGAGATATTAGTTTTGGTAAAAAGTATTTCTTCGAACAGCTGAGCGAACATAGACGGAGGAGTCATGACTAAGGAAGAAGCATACAAGATAGTATACAACGACTTAATTACTGCTAGTTTATTTAGAGGAATTTATGATGCTAGGCATGGAAATATTTCTTTCATGAATGGCATAGCCTGCGTTATGGAAGTTATTGCTGACAGTGCGGGGAAACCTGAAGAGTTCGATGATATTTTCTACAAAAATCTAGCAGAATCTGAAAAGAAAGCTAAAACGGAATCCTAAATTTTTCCCGGTGGGTGAATTTGGAAAATCATTTCGTAAAAATTACAAAACGTATAATAGGAATGATTACTAAAATTCATTATTGGAGGAAAATAAAATGACTAGAGTTTACAATTTTATTGCGATGATGGAAGAAGTTACCAGAAGACTTGGTGGCAACGCTGATAGCGTTAGCTACGCAGGTAAGAAGGAAACTTACCAGAAAGGCAACAAAAAGGTAGAAGTCGAACGCATGTTTATGTTTGACGATGATAATGGAAATGTGTATGATATTCGCTGAAAGGAGGCGGAGCCCTAACAAGGCTCCTTCTTTTTTTTCTTTTCGAACATAGTGAGAAATCATCAAAATTTACAAATCCTATAATGCAAAAATTAAAAGGAGGTAAATTTATGAGCAGATATTTAGTGGGCAAATTTACAACAAAAGGTATCAAGGACAGGTACAAGAAACAAGTTGTTGATGAGTTTTTGAGATGCTACAACGACATTGCAGATGAAGATAATGAAAGATTCGAGACGTGGAATAATGAGTATGACGTTGAATTCGGAATTAAGAACGGAGATGACGAAGACCATTATAACGCTTGGATCGCAAAAAAGATGCAGGGTCAAATCGATAGCAAAGTAAGATCAAAAATGTTGTCATTTACTGTCGATCCTGTAGATGCTGTTGTACATGGTCACATTAAAGGCTTTGAGAAAGAAACTGATATTTACTTCTATTTAGTACCACAAGAGGCTTAACAAAGCCTCGTATTTTTTTCAAGTACTATAATGCAAACGAACTTATATTCTGAAAGGAGAACGATTATGAATCTTAACAAAGGTATGTTCAAGAAAATTGGTTATGGTTTAGGAGGTGTTGTAGTTGCAGCAGCAATCTACTTCGGCTTCCTGAAGGACGACAACAAGAAGTATATCGAGACAAGAAAGGAGGAAGATCCGGAACCTGAAGAAGAAAATGAGGATGCAAAAGACTTTAAGGAGGCTTAACATGCCTTCTTAGTTTTTACAAGTCCTATAATGCAAACTATTTATATTCTAAAGGAGGATACTATGGCAGAGAAAGTAAGACCGAATTGGACTGAATGTAGTGAAGTTTCTGTTGGAGGAAATCCGGAGAAGCGGCCTAATGAGTGTGATCTGTTTCTTAAAGTACATCACGATGATGAAGACATCTATGATATTACTAAGGATCGGAGTCCCATTTATTGGAAGCATCTGGAGAAAGATGAAATTGTCTGGTTGATCGACGTTCTTAAGCAGTATCTTAAGGATTAAGTTTGCTACAAGCATATGGATAACCATTCCATATGCTATATTTTTACTGCCGAAGAGTCTGAGGCGGACCGTAAAAATCTCAATTCCTATAATGGAATCTTTAATTAGTTTAAAGGAGGTGTTTATGGCTAAGACTGAAGAAGAGTATGTTGAGTTACTGACTAGAGCAAGGAAAGTGATGGCAGAACAGAAGGAGATAATTGACCAGCTTAGAGGTCAGGTCGACTGGGCTCTTGCATTGCTGGAGCAGGGTCAGGCAATCATGAAGTCGCAGGATGCAGAAATTAAACTGTTAAAAATGAAAGTTGGAGAGGCTTAACAATGCCTCTTTTTCTTAGTCGCAATTATTTCAGCGCTTATAATGCAAACGTTATTTAATCTGAAAGGAGAACAGTATGGAAGAAGAAAGAAGAGAAGACGAAGATATTGATATTCTTGACTTGGCTATCCAGAATGAGTATGAGAACAGTACGAAATTTGAGCTGGGCTCGCAGGAACTGACGAAGAGCAACAATACGTTGGCAGCGCTGTATAAGGCGAAGGGCGAAATCCTGAAGACTCAGAACGAGACTGAGCTTAAGTTAGCTGAGATCGAAGCTGAGGATAAGAAGGATAAGCGCCAGACCAGGCAGCGTTATGTCCAGACGGGTTGTATGGTCGGTGTTGCGGCTTTAGCTCTGTTTGCTGATTCGGATTCATGGATCGGCA